TTATCTGGCCCACGGCGGCAACTCTTACGTGAAGTCGCGCGTTGAGAAGCTGAGGAAGGAAGGAAAGCTATGATTAGAAGAGGCACGACGCCGACCATTAAAAGGACATACCCGGAAGACCTGACCGAAGCGACCGTGACCTTCTGTTTCTGGCAGGACGTAGAAAGCCAGCTCACTCTGACGCCTGAGATCGAGGCGACTGACACCGGGTGCGTCCTGTCCGTTACACTGACTCAGGAGCAGACCCTTGCCTTTGAGCCGGTGGCGTTATACTTCCAGATTCGCGCAGTAAAAGACGGCGAAGCGGTCGCCAGTAAAGTCTGGCGCTATTTTGTCGCGGACGTAAAACCGGACGGGGAGATCACCGAGGCGCTTTCCACCACTCCTGAAACAATCACGCCAGACCCGGACGCCACCATAGACGATCCGTATGAAAACATCTGAGGAGGCATATATGAAATTTTCAGACAAAACTTTCGACCTTATCCGCTTTTTGTGCGAGGTATTAGTCCCGGCAATCGGGGCTCTGTACTTCGGCCTTTCCAAAATCTGGGGCCTTCCCTATGGCCCTGAAGTCACGGGAACGTGCGCTTGCATCGCGACCTTCCTCGGCGCTTTGGTCGGCATAAGTCGGGCAGAGTATAACAAGGACGACGAAGAGGTGAAGGGATGACAGTCTTGATCGGCTCGGCAAGAATAAACGAGAACGGGCAACTGGATGGAGGAAAACCCGGAGATCAGACCGGGAAAGAGGTCTGCACGGAAAAGTGGTATCTCCACTCCAAAGGATGGACGGTCATCCGGGCGAAAGACCCGAAGACTCGCCTCCTCCTCGCAAAGAACATGCAAGCGGCCTGTGACAACGACAAAATCGGCTATTCCTATTGGGATCACTGCCTATCATTGACGGAAGCGGTGAAAAAGCTGAATTACGATTGCTCAAAGGTGAAGACTCCGGTCGAAACCAACTGCGCGAAGCTCGTCCGGGTGTGTGCTCTTTACGCGGGAATCAACGTTGCGGACTTCTACACCGGGGATGAAGTGGAAAAGTTCAAGGCGACCGGGAAGGTTGACATTCTGACCGCCGAGAAGTATTGTAAAAGCCCGGACTATCTCGAAACCGGCGATATATTGGTCACGAGTCAAAAGGGACACACGGCAATAGTATTGACGGACGGAGAGAAGGTCATGGGCCAGCCGTACAAGGTGGCCCACTGCGTCGCCTGTCATCTCCGGGCAGGAGGATCGGCAAAGGACGCGCACATCGCATACATGCATCCGGGCGATATAGTCTCCTTAAAAGGTTGGAGCGCGACCGGATGGGGCTATGTTGTTACTCCTGACTGGAAGATCGGCTATATTTCCCCGAAGTATCTGGAACCGGTGTGCAAGGTCAAGACCACGGAGAAGTGCTGGCTTCGCAATGGCGCGGGGACGCACAACAGCGGCCTTGTGGTCATCCCGAAGGGCACGAAACTGACCTACAAGGGCGGCTTTGATGAAGTCACCGGGACGGTGTGGTACAACCTGTCTTATGGCGGCTTTTCGGGCTTCACTTCTGGAAAATGCCTGAAGGTGCTTTGAGGCTGAGTTTCCACGAAGTTTCCACGCGGGGAACGGATTCCCGCATGAATAAAGGCGAAGCGGCAAATAATAGGCGGGTTCGATTCCCGTCATCCGCTTATTTTTGTGCACATGAAGAAAACCGCATGGGTATGCTGAAAATGGCTTACCTATGCGGTTCTTTTTGTTTTTCGGCACCTTTTCTAATCCGCAATTCTGCGGCTTCAATCCGCAATTCTGCGGCTTTGAGTTTCCACGAAGTTTCCACGAAATTACCCGTTCCGTTTTATGTGGATATTCTTCGAGATATATCGGACGATTTTCTTTTCGTCCTTCCGTTTAACGTCCGCGATTTCCCGGTCATAGTGTTGATCGAGCATTCTGTCTGTTTTCCATCCGTGGACGGCCTTTGCAGTCGACCGGGCCACCTTTATTTCTGACAGCATAGCGGAGGCGGAGAAGGAGCGGAGGTCGTGGAAACGGAACGGATGAACGCCTGATTTTTTCACGGCCCGTGCAAAGCGGTTCGTGATACAGTCCGGGGAGCATTTGATTATTTTTCCATCATCGGGCAGGAGGTCAAGCATTTCCTTCGGAAGCTGGACTTCTCGCCTCGACTTCTGCGTTTTGGGCGCTTTTACAATCCATTCCCCGGAGGAGTTTTTTACCGTGTCCTTCGTGATCCTGACCGTCAGGCCGTCTATATCGTCGCGGGTGAGTGCGCAGATTTCGCCGCGCCTGAGTCCTAAACATGCAAAACAGGCGGCAAGGTGCGTCTCTTCGTCCAGAAGGTCAAGGACGGCATTCACTTCGTCCGCCGTTGGCGTGTATAACTGCTTCGGTTCTTCGTCGCTGAGTCTGATCCTGAGTTTTCGATCATAACCGGCGAAATTAAGAGAAGCAGTCAGGAAGCCCAGATGGTTCCGTTTGGTCTTTTTCGTCGTGCCCATCCGGTTCAGCCAGTCCTGTACCTTCGCGGAGGTCAGTTTCCCCAGCCTTACGCCGCCGATTATGTCATCTTTGATTTTGCTGTTAAAAGTCCCCTCGTATCCTCTCAAAGTGGCGGGAGAGATTTCCGATCCACGAAAATGTAGATACTTAAAGCAAGCGGCCTCGACCGTGGTCTGCGTCCAGTCGGTGTTAGAGAGCATAGCACCGCGCCGCTCAGCTTCCGACCGTGTGGGGGCAGTGTCGGAGATCCACTTCTTTTTTCCGTTCACCTTCCCGATATAGATTTTCACTCTATAATTGCCTGACGGCAGTCTTTCGGCCTTCATTTCCGTTTTTCTCCCTTCGTTGATAAATTGCCCGCCTCATCGTTTAAAATCGAATTACGGGGCAAATAGCGGCCTTCTCGCGCGTGTTTTAGTTCCGCTTTGGCTATCACTTCAACGTGCCTCTTCCCTCTCTCGTCTAATTGCTCAAAAATAAGCGTTATTTCTTCACCATTCATGCCTTGACTCGACCACCTTTCCCAGAATCCGCAAATCTTCCGCTTCCTGCCCGGTGTACACGAACGGGGCAAAGGCGGCGTTAAAAGGAACGAGCATCACCGACCCGTGCGATCTTTTCAGGACTTTGCACGTTGCTTCCCCGTCTATCTCCGCTATGACCAGATCGCCGTCTTCCGCGCTTTCCTGCTTCTTCACCAGTACTATGTCCCCGTCCATGATCCGGGGACTCATCGAATCCCCTTTGACCTTCAGGGCGAAGCACTCCTTGTCCGTCCATATACTCCCGATAATATCCTCCTGCGCGGATATAGGGACCCCGGCGGCGACCTTCCCCAGAACAGAGACTTCGTGAATCTTCGGCGGCCTTTCCGTCTGGGCCTCCTCTTTGCCGAGAAGATAATCCACGGACACACCGAGGGCCTTCGCGATCTTCGCGACCTTCTCCGCGTTTGGCATGTATCTGCCGTTCATGTAGGACGACAGAGCGCCCTTGTCTATTCCGGTCTTTTCTACCAGATCGGTCTGCCTGATTCCCTTTTCCTGCATCGTTTCCTTCATTCTTTGCATGAATACACTTTTCATAGACCTACCTCCTAAAAACGAGTATATCATAGAAGGTTTTGAAAGTGTAAAAAATTTTTCGAAAAGGTGTTGACATATTCCAAACAGGTGCTATAATTGTCTCAGGTTTGGAAAACCAAACACAAAAAATTCTAAGAGGAGAACGGAGAAATGAACAAAAAAGAAATCAGGGGTTATGTGGTCAGGTGGTTTTATCAGGGGATGACGACTTATGTCGTGGAGAAGGACGGCGAGGAGGTGTATGTCGGCTTCAGCCCTGCCGAGATTGAAGAACGCTTCGGCATCCATCCTGATGAATATTGACATATTTTTCCGGCCCGGGGGATAAACCGGGCATCCCCGGTGGCGGAATAGGTAGACGCGCCTAATTCTCGTAAAATAGGAGCCAGTATTTCCGTAATAGGTTGAGAATAGGTTGCCGTGCGTGGGATAATCGGCTATGCAATGTGCAAATCATTGTCCGGGGTGCTTAACGGAACGTAGCTCAGTGGTAGAGCTTTGCCACTCCTAAAAACTGGATGAAACAGGAAAGGGCATTTACTGTTGGTCGAAGGTTCGAGTCCTTCCGTTCCGACGCGGGGATGAGAGCAAATATACCATGCCCAGTGAGTTGTGAGTTTACTTGCGGCTCAGGCCAAATTCGGTGATGTGCGGGACGCGGTGACCTTAAACCGCACAAACACAGGTCGGTAGTTCAGTGGCAGAACGTCGGTCTCCAAAACCGAAGACGAGGGTTCGAATCCTTCCCTTCCTGCTATTGTCCCTTAGCCAAGCAGAGGAAAAAAACGGGGCCCCTTAATGCGGCCTATGCCGGTCTCAAGCCCGGAGAAACGCAGAGAGAGGGAGGAGGAAACATGGCAAGACTGAAACTGAAGGGAAGGATCATCGAGACTTTCGGCTCGGTGAACGCCTTCGCGAAGCAATACGGAACAACGCGCCAGACGGTGAACAACGTGATCCGCGGAGAATGCACGCCGAAGGGCTTTGCTCTGCTGGGCTGGCTCACGGCGCTGAGAATCCCGGAGAACGAAGCATATATTTTTTTCGCAGAAGGTTTGGAAAACCAAACGGAGGAATAACGATGAGCAAAGAAACAAAGCGGTCAGTTATCTACATCACAGCGGGGATCATCGCGGCCCTGTCACTCATCACCGGCTTCTGTTGCGCCATGTGTGTGGTGCATGGAAATCTCCGGGCGCTCATTCCCGGCGCGGTCTGCCTCGTGCTGTTGAGCGTATGCGGTGAGCTGATGGACGCGATGGACAGACGGTAAAAGGAACAGTCAAGGCGATCAGGGCGGCACTGGCTTACAGCGGGCAGACGCAAGAGGATCTGGCCGGGGCATTGGGGGTCTCCGCTGATACTTTGACACGAAGGATGAAACGCCCGAAGGATTTCAGGCTTGGAGAGCTGGAGAAGATCGAAAGGGCGATCAAGTACACCAGATTTTTGGAGGAGAAGGTATGAATAAGGCACTATTGAGCGGACGCCTGACGAGAGACCCGGAGGCACGGGTCACGCAGGACGGACAGACAACGATCACGAGGTTTTCCATCGCGGTCGACAGGAACAGAGAGGAAGCGGACTTTCTGAACGTGACCACGTTCGGCAAGACGGCAGAGTTTGCCGAGAAGTACCTGAGAAAAGGGCAGAAGGTCATTGTAGAGGGAAGAATCCGGGCGGAGCAGTACACCGACAGGGACGGGCAGAAGAAGACGTCCTTCTACATCATCGGAGACAGGCTGGAACCGTGCGAGAAGAAGCAGACGGAACCGGAGAAGGAACAGAACGAAATACAGAACGGCTTCATTGGCTTGGATGCCTTGGACAGCGCGGAGCTTCCGTTCAACTTCTGAGGAGGGCGACATGATAACGGCTGAACTTATCGAAGAAGAGAAGAAGGCGGAGCTTCACAAGCTCGAAGACATCGCGGACAGGACGGTCGAAGCGATCAGGAAAATTTTCCCCGGTCGTGAAATCCGCATAAACATAACCGACGCCTCAGTGGATTACTGGCTTGACGGCAACTGTTATTCCGTCAACCGGTCATTCTACTTTCCCAAAGATTGATACATCCATAGACGGCGGCATCCGTTGCTCCGCGCCGTTTCCCGGTCTTCCACAGAGTTCTTCCGGGTGCGGCTATCTCCTTTCGGCGTCCTCCTGATGGACAAAAAGCACGGAAATCAGGCTCCCCGTGAACGGCTCCCGGGCAGGGCAGAAGCTCTCGATGGTCGGGGTTCAACTCCCCGGCGGGGATTATTGGCAAATAGTGCCGCACCATACAGACAAAAGGAGAAGGCTTATGAAACTGTATGAATTGACAACTGAATATTTACATCTGCTGGACGTTCTCGAAGACGAAGACGCCAGCGAAGAAGCGATCCGGGACACGATGGGGATGATCCTCGAAGACATCACGGACAAGATCGAAAACTGCGGGAAGGTGCTGAAACAGCTCCGCGCAGATGCCGAAGCACTGAAAGCCGAGAAGCTGAGACTGGCCTCCCGTCAGGCGGCAATCGAACGAGGCGAGGAGAGACTAAGAGAGGCGATCCGTCTTGCTATGGCGGTAACGAACCAGAGGAAGATCAAGACCGGGCTGTTCACGTTCGGCCTGACGAAGCAGAACAAAGTGGTGCTTGACGTACCGGAAGAGGCCCTTCCGATTGAGTTCCAGAATGTGACGGTTAAGGCCGACACCAAAGCCCTGAAAGAGTACTTAATGCGCGACGAAGCAGACCTTTGCGGGCTGGCGCACTTTGAGACGGTCGACACGCTGACGGTGAGGTGAACGGGATGAACATTTATCAGAAAATTGACGCAATCACGGCGGAGCTTGCAGTCGTTGCAAAGAACCTGACCGTGCAGACAGGGAAAGACCGGAGCTATAAGGCAGTGGGAGAGCGGGACATCATAGACGCGGTGAAGCCTTTGGAGCACAAATACGGCGTTATGTCCTACCCGGTTAGCAGGGAGATTCTTGACGATGATACGTTGACCAGCGAGAGCACTGGCTACAACGGGACTCCGGTCGTTAAAACGACCTTCTACATCAAAATCCGCACAAAATACCGGTTTGTGAACATCGAGGCCCCGGAGGAATATATCGAAACGGAGACAATTTCCGACGGTATCGACTCAGGCGACAAGGGCGGCGGCAAGGCCATGACTTACGGCGACAAATACGCGCTGATGAAGGTCTACAAGATAAGCACCGGAGAAGACCCTGACCAGACGGCAAGCGTGGAGACGACCTACACGAAAAACACGCCAGAGAAGGCCTCTAATTCGCCCGAGAAGCCGTCCGAACCGATTAAACGGGCAACTGAGCCTCAAATCAAAACAATTCGCCTTTTAGCCGAAAAAGCGGGGTTTGACATCGATGCGATAACGAAGAAGCCGCTGGACATGTTCACACCAGAAGAGGCGACGAAGCTCATGCTTGAACTGAGGAAGAAGGTGCCCAGTGAAGCTTAAAGCGGATAACCTGAATATCATGCAGGACATTTTGAACGGGGGATTCCTCCTGTCCATGCATGTGCACGAGATTCCTTCCGGGGCCGAAAAGCTCCGGGAGGAGGCCCTCGCGGTGAGCATCACGAAATGGAGAGAGCGCAGATCATTGACAGCAAACGCCTATTACTGGGTCTTAGTCTCTAAGATCGCGGAGGCGGCGGGAATGTCAAACGCACGAGCGCACAACATGCTTCTGCGGTCTTACGGAGTCCCGGAGACAATCGGCGGGCAATTAACCATTGCCATGCTTCCGGTCGAAGCTGAAGACGAAATCCTCGAAAGGGAGCTGTACCACCTGAAGCCCACCAGCAAGACGAAGGTCGGGAAGGACGGGCAGATTTTCCGGGCCTATATCCTGCTGAAAGGGTCTTCTGACTACGACACGAAGGAAATGGCGCGGCTTATCGACGGAACGGTAGAAGAGGCGAAGATGCTGGGCCTAGAAACGTTACCGGAAGACGAGATCGAAAGGATGATGGCGGCTTATGAGGTCAATCATACAAATGGACGGTGACTTTTGCTTTCTCTGTCACGGAATAGCGACGGACACGCATCATTGCATCGGAGGAAGCAACAGGAAGTTAGCGGATCAGGACGGGCTGACGGTCAGGCTTTGCAGACAATGCCACAACAAGGTGCACAACGGGTCGACGTCCAGACCATTGACCGAAAAGCTCCATCGGCTTGCTCAAACGAAGTGGGAGGAATCCTATCAGGGCGACGGAAAGCCCCGCGAGGAGTTTATGAAAAGATACGGGAGGAATTATCTTTGAAGGATTCATTTTTAATGAGCCGAGACTTCCTCGACCCTATCGAAAAATTGACAGACGAACAGGCCGGGGTGCTTATCAAAAAGGTCATGCGCTACGCGCTGGACGGTGAATACCCGGAAATAGAGGATCAGGCCGTCGCGGTCATGTTCATGGTCATAAAAGGGCAGATCGACCGGTTCTCCGAAAAATATGACGCTATTTGCAAGAAGCGATCAGAGGCCGGGAAAAAGGGAGGAAGACCGAAAGCAAAAGCTCCTGAGAAAAAGCAAAAAAAGCAAAAGTTTTTTGACGAAAGCAAAAAAAGCTATCCTGATCCTGATCCTGATCCTGATATATATACCGATAAATCGGTAATAGATGCTTTTGAAGAGTTCGCCGCTATGCGAAAGAAAATCAAAAAGCCACTGACGGAGAGCATCACGAAGAGAATCAAAAAGCGGCTTGACCAGCTATCAGGAGGAGACCCGGTGAAGGCCGTTAAAATCCTGAATCAGTCGACGGACAGCTATTGGCAGGACGTCTTTCCGCTGAAGGAAGATAAAAACCGGAAGACGCAAGGATTCTCGACGGAAAGAGACTATGACCGGGAAGCCTACAATAAGCAGTTCTTTGCTACGGGATGGGGCGAGGAGGTTATATGAGCAAATACCACAACCAAAAGACCACGGTCGGTGACAGGGTATTCGACTCGAAGGCAGAGGCTGACCGCTACGTGGAACTGATGATCATGCAGAACATGGGCGTGATTAAAGGTCTGGAATGCCAGAAGCCCTACAAGCTCGTTAAAGGGAAATGGAGGAACGGACGGCCTTTCTCCATCACCTACAAGGCGGACTTCGTCTATACCCTCGACGGGGAGATCGTCGTGGAAGACGTCAAAGGGTACAGAACAGACGTCTACAAGATCAAGAAGAAGCTCATGAAGGCTATCTACGGAATCGAGATTCAGGAGGTTACATGATGGACAGGAAATGGCTGAACTATAACACCACGCCTGAAGAGGTCGCGGAAATGGACGGAGTGCTGAGCCGGGAC